CCAGGTGGCCCTCGACGCCGAACGTCGGCAGCCCCGCCTTGATCGCGTCCACGACGGCGTCGCGCAGTTGGATGAGCTGGCTCATGCCGTCAGCCCCTCGATCCAGTCGCCCATGGCGTCCTCGATCTCGACGACGTTGGCGTCCGACAGGCCCAGGTGTTGACGGGCCGGGATGGCGGCCGGCCCTGGCGCCATGTCGTCGGTTCCGCCGAAGTTGAGGATGGCGGCCTGGACCATGTTGGACCCGACGCGTAGCGCGTCGCCAGTCAAGTCCCAGGCATAGCTGTCGCGATAGGCGCCGGTGGCGACCAGGAGGGTCTGACCCTTTTTGCGGGTCGAGGCGTAGGATTCAGACCAGGGCGCCCAGGCTTCGCCATCCGGCGACGGGCCGCCCTCGGCGATCCGGTCCTTGGTCTGGTTCTCGATCAGGCCGCCGATGTTGGCCAGGCCCTGCGCCAGCCGGCGCGGATTGCCCACGCCGTTCAGCATGGCGAGAAGCGGCTGAAGGCCCTCCAGTTCGGTCGTGACGTGGACCGCCATTAGAAGTCCCTCAGACTAGGACGAGTGAACAGTTTGCCGCCCGTGGAGGCGACGATGGGTTGGGGCCGCTCGCCCTGGTGGGCGCTCGGCAAACCGAGGTTCATCTGACCTTCGGAGATGGCGCGCAGATCGGCGCGGGCCTGTTTCTCGCGATGCTTCAGATCGTCGGTGAGTTGGGCGGCGTCGGCCGAGGCCAGACGCGCCATCGCCAGATCACAGGCGATGGCGGTCAGGATCATCGGCACGGCCGGCAGCGGCAGGCTGAACCGCACGGACAAGGCCGCATCTATCAGCCCGTCCGCATAGGTCAGCGCGCGCGTCACCGCCTCCGATCCATCCTCGTCGCCGGGACGGATCGAAAGACGATCGACGTTGTCAGAGCCGAAGGCTTTGACCATGTCCGCGCGCGCCGCATACATCAGGCCGCGCCCCCGTTCTGGGCGGCGGCTTTGGCAGCCTTCTTCGCCTCGGCCTCGGCCGCCTTATCGGCGGCCGCCTTGGCCTTCTCGGCGGCCTCGGCGCGGTCCAGCAGCTCGGCGACGATCGCGTCGAACTGACCGACCTTTTCCGGCTCTTCGTCGGTGACGCCGATCAGGTCGCGCGGCACGTCGGCGAAGACGCCCGTCACCGGATCGACCAGGCGGAAGCTGATCGCCACGTCGTCCACCAGGCGCAGGATGCGCGTGGCGTCCAGCGAGCCTTGCTCAACCAGGACAGGTTCGCGGTTGGATGCGAAGTCGATGCCGGCGCGGGTGTAGGGCGCCCGCGACGACATCAGGCCGATCAACAGCCGGGTTTTGAGGTTGGCGGCGTCCCTCATGGTCAGCCCACCCACGGGGCTTCGATGATCTCAACATCCTTGTAGAGGGTGTTGGTGTCACCGCCGCCGACCAGCATGGTGTCGAACAGCTTCTTGGCGCGGGCGCGGTTGCCCGGTCCAACGACGATCACGGTCGGGCGGACGTTCAGGACGCCGCCTTCCTCGTTGCGCTGCGAGGTCATGGCTTCGAAGGCCGCCTCATAGTTCTGGGCGGTCAGCTCAGCCTTGGAGCCGAAGGCCAGTTGCCAGAAGCCGAAGCCGGCATTGCAGCGGGTGTCCACGCCGTAGCGGAACTCCTTGGCGGTGAAGACGGCCTCGTCGGTGAGGGCCGTCATGGCCACGAACTCGGGCTTCTTGCGCTGCTGGAAGATCAGCGGCTTCAGCGGACGACGGGTGTCCAGCAGATACCAGCCCTCGCCGGCGCCGGCCTGCATATTGGAGACCTTCGTGTCGCCGACCGGATGTTCGTCGTCGAAGAAGTTCTGCCCGTCGTAGCAAGGCGTGGTGAAGCCGTTCTTCAGCAAGCCGAAGACCAGCACGTCCGGCTGTTCGGCCGCGACCTGGGCCATGCTGGCCATCATCGGGCCATAGATGCCGAACTCGTCGTCGTCGATCGCATTGCGCGGAACGCCGACCGTGCTTTCATAGTCCTTGTTGGTGATCTGATAGCTGCTTTCCGACAGCGACTTGACCTGGCGATCGCCGATCCACTCGCGCATCCCTGGCCACGCGCCCAGCCAGCCGTAGGTGTTGGAAGAGCGGCTCGACGGAACAAGGGTCGCGACCTTGTCCCAGACCGGTTTGATGCCGGCCAGGCCAGTGTTGAAGTCGTTCCTGAAGCCCGTGTTCAGGGCCGCAATTGCGGCGGCGGTTACGATCATGTCGTCAGCTCCTATCGACCAGCGCCGATGCGGACCCAAACGCCCGCGTCTTCGAGGTCATCGACGATCCCGGCTCGCGCGCGGGTGTTGTTGGGGGAGGTCTTGGCCACCGTCTCGTCGTCGACGACGAAACAGGGCTTGCCGATGTCGGCGCGGGTCAGGGCGTCGGTGGAAAGGTTGTCGAACAGGAAGCAACCCGCTCGCGTCCTGACGCGCGCGTCGCCGTTGGTCGGGCCGCCAGTCACAGCTTCCTCGGCGATGCCCACGACCTGAAGGGTCGCGGCATCAGCCGCTTTGGCGGCGTTGTCAGCGCCGGCGCCAGTGCGGCCGGGCGCGGCCCAGCCGGCAGCGAGAACGACCAGCGCCCCCGCATGGATGACGGCGTTGGCGGCGACGGGGTGACCGTGCTGCTTTCCACCGCGTTCTTGGACCTTGCGGCCTTGGGTGAGCGCCATGATCAGTTGGCCTTCTGTTGGTTGGACTTGAAGGTCGCCTCGTCCTGACCCAGCGCGCGGCAAACCGCCCGCTCTTCATCGGTCAGGTCGGAGCCGGCGTTGCTGGTGTCCGCCTTGTTGGCGGCGCGGCTTTCGGCCGCCCCGGCGATGACCGGCATGGTCTTCACCAAGTTCTCGAACCGCTGGAGGCCGCCTTCGACGCTGCACATGGCGCGGTAGTCATCCACCGAGGCGGGAATGATCTTGCCTGCGTCCTGGGCGGCGGCGAGGGCCGCATCGATCGCCTTGGCGTGATCGGCGTCGGCCTTGGCCTTCAGGTCGGCCTCAGCCTTTTCGGCACGGTTTATGGCGGCGTCGAGATCGGCGCGGGGCGCGTAGCTCGACAGATCCACCGATCGGTTGGCGGCTTTCGCCTCGGTCACGGCGGCGATGATCTGATCGTCCGTCGTGTTGGCAGCCAGTCCGAGGACGGCCGCCAGTCGTTGTGCGATGCTCAAGGGTTGCTCCTGCTCGCGGTTGGGCTGATCCGTGCCGTCGTCGTCGGAGTGACGATTAAGGGCCGTGAGCAGCAGATTGGGGGTGTTGGTGAGGGCCGCGCTGACCAGGCGGCGGATGACGCCGGTCGTCTTGTCGAAGGCGAAGACCGGGCTGATGAAGCGATACTCGCGGGCCTCGACCATCGTCCGACCACGCAGGGTCCAATCCACCCGACCCCAGATGGAGCCGCCTTCGCGGACTTCGGTCTGCTCGATCCAGCCTGCGGCCGGCGCGTCCTCGCCCTTCGGCGCCCGGACCTCGGTGGCGTGTTCCCAATCCAGCGGCAGCGGATGGGTGTCGGCGGCGGTCGCGGTCACCACGCCTTGCGGATCGGGATTAATCCAGGCCCGGCCGTCGCGGCCCTGAACGTCAAAGCCGGCCGGGATCAGCTCGATCCACTCGGGCGCGGTCCCCGCTTCATTGAGGGCTATCGACTGGATCGGCGTTGCGATCGTCGCGCCGGTCTGTTTGTTTGCTGTTGCCGAAGGCGTGTTCATGACGCCATGATCGGGGCGCGGACGGCGTCACCACACCCCGAAGGTTTTCGGGGTCACGTCGATTTCAGCAGGATGGCAGGGTCAGGGTTCTTGGCGACGACGCCCGTTGTGAAACCCGGAGGCCCCCATGATCTAATCCGCTCGACTCTTCCATGGAAATCTCTTGAATGTGCGCCCGTCCCGCTGATCAGCAGGACGGGCTTTTTCGTCCCACCCGGAGATCGTGATGTCTGTCGCCGCTACTGGAGCCAGCCCGGCCGACACCAGCGCTTTGCTAGTCGCAGGCATCGGCCTGGCTGGCGTCATGGTCGGCGGCCTGATGCAGATCGGCGGCGGTGAACTAGCAGCTTGGCGACTGCGACGGGCGCAGCGCAAAGCCGAGACGCGCGATCGCGGGCTTTCCGCACTAGCCCTGGCTGAACACCTGGAGCGGTATGTTTTGGCGTGTCGCGATGTAGTGGCCAACTTCTCCGACACCGTGTGGGTCACCCCGGTGCAGCCAGAGAACCCGTTCGGCGAAGGGGTTCTAACTGGAGAGCCGATTGGAGCTTGGCCTGATCTGGTCGATTGGAAGCTTCTGGGTTTGGAAATGGCGGTCCAGGCCACGCAGTTTCGGCGCAGAACAGAGCTGCTTTACGACGGCCTGAAGTTCGATTTCATGGTCCTGGAAGGGGACGAGTATCACGCCGTCGCAGCCGACACGGCGGCTCAGCTATCGATCGACGCGTGGGCGCTCGCGGTGAAAGTTCGCGAGCTGAACAATCTCAGCCCCTTCGACATCGTCGAGTGGCCTGTGCTCGATCTGGTCACCCGCCATCTTGAACGCAGGGCGGCGATCAAAGCCGAGAACCTGAAACGAGGGGCCGAGATGTTGGGCGATGCGCCCCCTAAGGACGTTTAAGGCCTCTAATGACGCCCTTCAGGCTGGCTCAGGCGCGCTTGGACCGGCCCCGTCCGTTTTGCCGCTCCTGACGCGGTTTCTGCGAAGGGGTGACTTCGCCGGCTTAAACCCCCATATTCGACCTAGATCGGGCGAGCCATTCCGTTTCCGGGCGCCTGCGCCGCGAGGATGTAACGACCCTCCGTCCGATCTGCCTTCCCTACTTGTTCAGCCCCAGCCGCCGCACCTTGCGCGCGCCGATCGGGAAGAGCGACGCGAGGATCAGCTCGCCCTTGGCCGAGGTCTTGACCACGGCCTGATACCAGCCGCCGTCCATTTCCATCGCATAGACCGCGTTCGCGCCAGTGCGCTCGACCAGTTGGCCATCGTCAAGGATCGCCTGGAGCCGGCCTAGGTCGGCCGCCTTCAGCCCGCGCTCGCCGACGCCGTGCTTCTCCAGCTTGATCTTCAGGGTGTCGCTGGACACCATGACCAGCAGCGCCTCGGTTCCGAGTTCCTTCTGAAGCCGCGCCGGGGCGATGGCGGCCGGGGCGAAGGTCCGCGTCGGCAGATGGGTGAAGGCCTCGGGCGTGGAGCCTTTCCAAAAGTCCGTCATCAGGGCGCGCGCAGCCGGTTCGCCCGAGGCGATCAGCCGGTCAGCCATGTTGGTCATCAGGGTCTTCGCCCGGTTTAGGCCGGGGTTGGTCTGCCAGCCAGGATCGATGCCCTGGGGAACGGTGACGCGCTCGGTCGATCCATCATCCAGGGTGCGGCTGAAAGTGCGATTAGGCACGTCAAACGGCGGCGTCACTCCGCGCCTGGTCGCCTCGGCCTTGGTGATCTGACGCAGCCAGCATTTGCAGCCCCAGCCATTGGGCGGGAACCAGGCTGTCCAGAAGGGATCGTCCACCGGCCTGACGACGCCTTCCTTGGCGACGTGTTCGGGGCGGTGCTTTTCGCTGGGGCCGAGCTGGTAGAGGTAGAAGGGCAGCACGGCCTTGGTCCGCTGACCCCGCTCCCACTGACCGGCCGCCCGCGCGCTGCGCAGATTGGCGTCATAAATGATCCGCAGTCGGCGCGGCGTCCCCAGCTCGCGCGGCTTGACTTCGCCGGTCGCCGGGTCGGCCATCTCGACGGCATCGCCCCACCAGCCTTTGGCCTGAAGCGATGGCTTCAGGTCGCGCGCCCACTGGTCATAGGGGACGCCCTTGTCGATTGCGGTCTGAAGGCTTTCGCGGATCGCTCCCAGCACGTCGGCCGACGTGGCCTTGGCGACGGTGAAGGCATAGGCGTGTTCCTCGCCCCAGACCTCGGACCATCGGAAGGCTGGGCGATCGCCTTTCTGACGGAAGTAGGCGCTGACCTCAGACGGCGGTTCAGCGCTGAAGGAAAAGCCCGTCACCTAGATCAGTCCTCGGGATCGTCATGCACATCGCCGTGGGCGCGGGCCTTGAAGAAGGCAGCGCCCAGGGTGCGAGCAAGGACCGAGGCGTCCATGCCGGCGACGGCGTCGGCGATGCCGGCTTGGAACTCGGCATAGCTGTTCGCCGTCTTCGCCAGCCGTTCGAACGGCTCGATCATCGGATCCAGGTCTTCGGTCCAGCCGGCCATGGCCTCGGCCGCCAGGTCTTCCATCCGGTCGGCCGGCTTGCCGTCATCGTCCTGGGCGCGGTTGGTTGCGCGGCCCTGGCGTCGGTTCTGGGCCTTGTCCTCAGACGCGGCCGGCTCGACGGGTGGCGTGGTAATCCCCTTGGCCTGGGGGCCAAGAACTTCGTCGTCGCCTTCAGGCGTCTCCAGGCCGAACTTCTCGCGGAGCTGGCTCGACTTCACCTTCAGGCCGCGATCGATCATCGGCGCCAGAGCTTCCGACAGAGCCTTCAGGTCTTCGGTCTCAGGGGTTTCAAGTCGCAGGCCGGGGACGGCCGCGTCCGGGCCGTAGTTGAACCGGACATAGGGTTCGATCACGTCGCGGCGGATCGTGCGAGCGAGCTGCTTGGCGTCGGTCTCGCAGATGTCGCCGCGGACTCCGTCCAGAACCTTGGCCTGGGCATATCCGCCGCCCGACTGCATCGACGACGTGCCATCCTGGCCAACGACGGCCTTGGACACCTGCTTGTCCAGGAACTCGGCGAACTTCTGATAAAGGTCGGCGCCCGATCCCGTGCCGCCCTCGGCCT